GTGGAAAAGGGCTGTCCGAGCTGTTTACTATGGAGATGATAACCTTATTGCACTGAGTCGTGAAGTTAGATTTTTTACCCAGCGTGTTTTGAAAGCTGAGATTAAGGAAATTTTCGGAATGGGATACACAAGTGTTGATAAGGGTGACTTCAAATATGACCACACGCCACACTCGGAGATCAGTTTCCTTAAGCGCGATTTTTACTTTCATCCCGACACTAAGACATACGTCGGGCGCATGCCACTTGAGCAGATCATTGATATAGCTAGGTGGTGGCGAAAGGGAAGTGGAGAAGCCGCCTCTGAGATGATCAGCAATATGGAGAATTCTCTTAGAGAATTGTTCTATTATGGCGAACATACCTTTGACAACTTCCGTCAAACATTTGACGATCACCTAAAGAAACAGGGTCTCCCGATCCTTACCATATCCTATGGCGATTGCCTTTTGGCTTTCGCCAACTCATATTAGTCCCAAATATGAGTCTTGCACTGCTTTAGTGTGCAAGTTGTCCTCAAACCAGTATATGTTTGAAACACCGGGTGTACTTCAAGTATTCCCTGCTTATGCTAAAATTTGTTCTTTCTGCCAGAAAATGCAGAACACCTCAACCCATGAGAGGTCACTTACCTTGCCCGACAGGCAAGAGTTCTTGACTATCACTGAACTGCGACGATGGGTTAGACCCTGTTTACTAAAAAGATCTTTTCAGATGAGACCGGCGCGCGAGAGCATGACAATTCCGCCAGACCACGGCCTAAAGAATTGCGACTCAGAAAAGAGTAAATCCCACCTTGGTCTTTGGTTTACGACCTTGGGATGGAAACAAACCGCTAACAATTTAATAACAAAAGAGGAAGGACCCACTGATCCTTTTCGCTCTGCTCCTCAGAATGCAGAGACAAACAAAACTGAACTTTCGACTTTTGTCGAAGAGTCCTCGATAGAGATTTCCAAAACTGAAGGCCCCAACTTCAGTTCCTATTGGCCATCTACATTGACAACTCCTGACCAAAACCTGTCCACGGTTTTGAGTCGAGTTTACAAATACAATAATTACACATGGTCGAATTCCGCTGGCCAAGGCACCATAATTTACACTTTGATGTTCCCGTACGTCTGCACCCAAATTCCTCAGATCGCTGAGATCCTTTCACGATATAGGTTTTTTAGGTGCAAGGGTGTCAAAGTTGAAATAAGGATGAATTCTACCATTCAACACTATGGTCTTCTGAACTGCTCCACTGTCCTCGGATCTAATTCAGGGACTGGATATTCTATAGTTGACTGGGTTCAAAGACTCAACAACGACCCAAATATAATAAGTGCCTCGCAGAATGAACCGCTTGAATTAGTTCTCCCATGGACCTCTGAAAAAACATGGCTTACCTATCCTTTTGATGATGATGCAAATCCCTCGATCGGAAGGATGTACCTTGACATCATTGCTCCCCTTGCAGCCGATGCGGATAGTACTTCACCTGTTGATATAACGGTGTATGTTAGCCTAATTGACCCTGAGGTTGCTGGGCCAATTCCCATTGCTGCTGCTTCCTTACTAGATGGATATTATGACCCCCGAGATCTTTCGAGGAGAATTCGCCTTGGATATGCGGTCAAAAAGGATCAGTCTGGAAAAGGTAAGCGGAAATCACCAGAAGCTGTTTCAAAAGAAGATTCCATCCTGTCCACTGTAAAGGATGGAATGAATATGCTGCTGGAGTTTGGTGAGATTGCTGGTAAAGTGATCTCCGTCGTTGGACCCATTGCAGCACTCGACAAGCCCTCGACTATGCAGCCCCCGAATCATGCCATTATGGAGTTTGGAAGGGACATGCCACACGGATCAGGTCTGGATGGATCGGTGAAAATGTCTTTCGATCCTGCCGCGATGCTCGACAACAAGGCGGAAATTCTACCTGGTGGAGAGAGAGATATGTACGCCCTAATGAGGAGACCCGGATTCCGTGACAATGGAACCATAACCTCAGCGGCAACTATTGGATCTAAGGTCGCGATGTTTGCTGTTCAC